TTCTTCTCCGGTAGCCCAATTTAAGCGCCTACCAGTTTTCCAATCTATAACCTCAATCACACCATCAGAAACTTCTGTAACAAGATCAATTGTGCCCTTAATAGCTAATTGACCTTTAACGGTTTCCCCGTTAGGCATCTTATATTTAAATTTGGCCCAGTCTTTTTCGATTGGTATATCAAACTGGGGCTCAGGCGCTACTATATTTCTCTTACGTGGATCAAATTGTCCATCATTATATGATAAAGCATCATCTACCGACTTTTGGCAAAACTTAAAATCAGCATTAGTATAATTATGAACACAGTTATCTGAATAATATTCATAACTACGCTTGAGTAGCTTAGACACAAACGTCTTGGTGTATAGGCTCTTAGGTGTAAAGTTAATTTTTCCTATGGCATCATCATCTACAGACATAGATTTTTGTTCTTTGTCCTGCATGCGTTTTTTACAGGAGGCTAGGCACTCCATAACTTTATGGACAATGGTTCCAAGTTGAGCCTTTTTGCCAGAAATAGATCTATGGCCCAACACATAGGTTATAAAATATTGCATTTGGCAATAATCATAATTATTATACGACGAACTTCTAATATATGTTACTATCATGGGTCCTCTTTAAATTTATGTATACCACCAACTAGTTTAGGTTCTTGAACTTCAGGGGTAGGTTTTGCTATTTCCTTACCGAGCCACCCCCATTTGTCAAGCACATCAATAATTTTCACGCAGGTGTCCTGTATCGACATGTTCTTGTTATCGATTACAGCATCAAAATTGTCATAGTCATCGAGGGCGCACTCACTAGCATGTGCATCTTTATGATTACCTCGTGTCAGTTTAATTATGTGGCCACCAGCATCTTGAATCGCCTCAGCTTCATTTGGAAAACGGCAATCATCAATTACGGCTAGGAGCGACCCTTCTCTTGCTATATCGTTCATTAGTCTTGCTTGCCACACATCTTCATAAATTTTCCGACACACATCCGTTCCGAAGAATTGTAAAAATTCTCTTGCTGACATTTTTCCGGGCTTGTGATATTTTAGCGCTCCGGTATCAATTAGTTTTTTAATATCAGGCTTTTTTGTCAATTTAATATCAGTGATTACACCCGGCATATCTTCCCATTTAAACCATGTTTTACTATTTTTTTGCGACTCGGCTCCATATACCTGTTCAGGTTTTAATTCAAAAATACCTGTTGCTATTTGCTTGAGCGCGGCTGCAAAAGAATAACGTTTAACATAGGGCCACATGCTATACGCAGCCCACTCAGCAAATTCTACATCATCTCTAGAGGTGTCCAATATAGCTTGACTGGTTTCTTCTTTACCCTCAGAATCAATAATAGCTGTATTGATTACCAAATCACCTTTTTCAGTAACGGCAAATTGATCTACGATATGATGTGCTCTTAATTGATACCCGTGTAAAAAATTACAGCTGGTACTTTTTCCTGATTGTTTGTGGCCAGCAAAAGCTAAAATTTTAGTTGTCATACTAAGTTAACCTCTTGAAGTTGGGGTTTTAATTCTTGATGAATGGTATCAATATCCATATCGCCCACATCTTTAGTAGATAGCACGGGACGGTAATAATTGAATCTTCTTCCGCATTTCTTTATGATCTGTTGAGCCGCCTTTTGGCCCGCTGTATCAAAGTCTGTTAATATTACTAAATTGAGAGCGCCACTTTGCTCTAATAATAATAACTGGTCGTCGTTAATACTAGAGCCAAAAATACCAACACAATTTTTATAATCCGCTTCATGCATCCTCCAAACATCTCCTTGTCCCTCTACCAAAATAACCGTTTGACTTTCTTGTATGTAAGGTTTAGCTAAATGTAATCCATACAGGTAAGCTTTTTTAAAACCTTTACTGTGAAGCCATTTTGGTTGTATTTCAGGTTGTGTAGCACGCCCCACACATCCTACGTAATTATAGTCTTCATCGTAAATTGGTACAACAATTCTTCCAGACATTGGGCGATTTTTTTCAAGACACGCGCCCACATCAAATAAATCTAGTGTTTCTGGACAAAATCCTCTATTAATATAGTATGGTGCTGGTATTTGTATTCGAGATCTAACGGACTCCCGACTAACATCACTACTGGTTCTCTTTAATTGTTTATCAAAGATTTCTAGTAATTTAACATCTTTATTTTGTGGCTCTTCTATAGCTTCTAGATTATCTATTTCTACATCGAGAAACTTTAGGCAAAAATCAGCAGCCTGATTAAGGGATATCTTTTGGCCTCTATTGCGCGCCATTACGCCTCTCACAAAACCGAATAGATTACTAGTAAAATCCTCTTCACAGTGCTGTGTCCAACAGCTCCAGTTGCCTTTAGAAGAATCTCCATCTGTGAAGATGCTACATCCCTCAGGATTATCACCACCATGTACCGGACATGGAAAAGAATATCTGTTAGGAAATTCCATATATTCTACTTGAAGAAATTTTAATAACGAAGGTAGTTTTTCAAATAGTCGATTGCATATGTTAACTATCTGCGTCTTCGTCAATCTCTTCTTGTATTTCAAATCCTTCTGATCTTGATCTTGCATTTTGGTGTATCTCATTACGGGTTTCATCTTCTTCAATTTTACCAATGTTTCCAAACATTTTTACACTAATATAGTCTCCATCATCTAAGCCACATCCATGTCGCGCCACTACGGGAACTAATTTTCTATTTCCATGTTCAATAGAATCCTCGGCTATTTCTTCATCTGACTTCATCTTAAATATAGAGAAGCTTGTACATAACCAAATCAACCTATCTGACCCAGAAACAACATCAGTAGATTCCCTCGTGATACCATCCCTATTAAGCTGCACAAAACTTAAACACGGCACATCATACTTAACACAGAAGTTATGTAGCTTGGTGATCTGAAATCCAAGAACCTGATATTCCTGCATAGCATTAGTAATGCCCTCAGATCCCATTAGCTTAAGATAATCATAAACTATTAAACAATCTTTAGTTCTGCCACCCTCGTCAAAACCCACATGCTGATAGATCCATTTGCGCATAACCCCAATAATATGTTCAAATGCTTGACCAGCAATACTAATGTAGTGATATGGGATGCTTTTTAGTTTTTCGGCAGCGTCGTGAACCTTTTCTTTTTCTATTTCGTTTTCATTAAATTTGCCTGTAGAAATTTTGTTAATCTCTACACCACTTAGGTTAGCCAGCATGCGATTTAAGTGATCCTCTTTAGACATTTCTGTGTCTAGCATTAGCACTGGTATGTTTAGCTTACTGGATACATTAAGCGCCACAGCATCACCGAACATAGACTTACCAATCTTGGGTCGGGCAGCAATAAGATCTACGCACTTACGACGTAGACCGCCCCCAATGGACATATCATATCTATCAAATCCAGTAGGAATTCCTACTGTGTCAGATATGTTTTCAGATAGATAAGTTAGATAGTCATCAATGTCACTACCTAGTATTTCTGTTTGTTTATCAGAGGATTGATACACTTCTGAAGTAGCATCGAGAATTGGCTCTTCCACCTTAGAGATAAGATCAATCAGATCCTCTTCTCCAGTAACAGAATTTAATTCTTTTTCACATGCTTTAAGTGTTTGCTTTAGATCTCTGGCTAATTTTATTTTAGCGATTTTAGCAGCATGAGAGGTAACGTTTTCCTTATGGATTGGAAAATTAAAAAGAGATCTAACAAATGCTATTTCATCTGGGTTATGAATGGCTTCATAGAGGCCAAGATTATTAGCGGCTGACAATATAGAAGCTAGTTCTACTTTAGCATTTTCTGAAATGGCTTTATGTACACAATGAAATATGATCTGGTTCATTTCATTGCTGAAGTGGGTAGCGTCAATAAAATCTATTTCTAGATAACAATCTAGACCATATTGACACAAACCTGCTAATACCGCTCGTTCAGCTGCTAGATCCTCTAAAGCTTTCCGTTTCATATATCCTATCTCATTTTTGATCTAATGCACTTATCACAAACGTAATACTCTCGTCTATGGGTGGGATTAATTGATGTCATTTGTCCACATTGTTGACATTTTAGCTCAACCTGCTGAAATGGTTCTCTTTGTCGCGCGGTAGGCTCAAAGTCAGGAGTGTTAATATCTTTAGCATCAGATCCGTCATCATGGAATTGGTTAACGCGCTTTCCCACCTCATTTACTGGAACTGTTTTGTTATTAGGCTTATCTTCGTTCATGATTGGGGATAAAAAACTATCATCGTTTCCATTAACCAACCTTGTGGCTAGGAACGATTCGACACGCTCGTCGGGTGAAGATGACTCTTCTTCTAAAAGTTTGTTAGCTATAGATATTAGTTCAGCGTCGTTTATTTCAATCGCTTTTTTTAGGAGCTTTTTAGCTTCATCAATTTTGCTCACACTTATCTCCTTTTAGATAAATTGTTTAGTATCTCTGCCATTCTTTGTACCCTATCAACTGTACCATCTAATGTTTTAACACGGGCTTCTGCGTGATTTTTAATTTTGAAAACCTCTGAGGCTAATGGGTTTTCCTTCACGGCTGAGTAGTATTTTTCTTGCCACTTGGTATACTTGTCACCATACTGTGACACCCTATCTGCAATTATATACCAAATACTACTTTCTGCCCAGTCTAATATTATTTTTTCTTTGGTTTTGATTTGCTGTAAGTATTCAGCATATATGTACAGCTCGTATGCGCCAGATGCTCTATCTTCAGATGTGAGCTTTCTAATGTCTGCCGATTTTAGTTCCAATAATCTATTTATGTTATCATTTTCTCTGATGGGTGGAAGCTGTTTAGAGGACTTCCACACCTCAATAGCTTCTATAAATTCATTTAATTTTGTTTCGCCACTCATCAATGTCCTCATTGTAGTTAAATTCTACTAATATAATATGGTTAAGCTCACACCATTCTTTCTTGTCTGTATCACGACCCTTAGCCTTATAAAAACTTAACTTACTTTTAAAAAAGAATGGATTAAATTTGTAGTGTTGCTCACCATGTACTTCAATAATTAAATTTCTATTGGGTATAAAAAAGTCTGCACGTAAAGTACTGCGCCTTATTTGGGTCTTACTTCCAACTAAAGAAACCTCTTCTAGTATTATATCATGTGGAAATAGATCGTCAAGCAATTTCTTGGCTTTGGTATGTAATTTAGATCGTTGCGCACATTTAGCCTGTGCAACCGAAGGGTTCCATGAATATTCTTTTCCATCAAGACCATATATATGCATATTAAGTTTCTACCATTGGCGCATTTTCCCACGCATCTATTTTATTGGCGTCGGATCGAATCTCATCCTGCTCTTTTTGTGTTAAGCGTTTCGATGGAATTTGATTAACCGCTTCATAAATATCTCTATCAATTTTATCATTACAATGGTCACAAAAATAATGGCTATCTACTAGGTGAGCATGGGTGTGGTGACACATTACAACATCTCCTTGATACTTTTCTCTAGAATTGATACTAACTTAGGATTATCTGCTAAAAATGTATAGAGCTTATCTTGCCCCTGAAACTTGAACGCTTTTAATAAAGCTTCATTATCCTCAACATTGATTGCTGGATTTATTTCTTTGGCCAATTCCTTGTGGTCAACTATAAATTCACATGTTAGCCATGCGCCAGCTTTAGCAATCATACCCAAATCCTGACTCAACATCAGAATTTCTTGTACCTTATCTATACCGTGTCCGTATCTAATCCAGCTCTGAGCTTGAGTCCCCGGTGAACCCATAGAAGAGCATATCACCTTCCAATTAACGACCTGACCTATCCTCTCTTTGTTAGAATTAAACCAAGGGGTAATGGCAGAGATCTTATCTCCACCATGTCGTATTTCCATTCTTGTGTCAGCTTGATATTGAATTTTATTACCACCATCTGCCATCTTAGCTACACCAAAACCTGCTGTATTAGCAATGTAATGAGTAATACAAGCGATGATGCCACGTTGACGAGGAAGAATTTGTCCCATCTTCTTGGTAAAGATAGACAATAACTTAGGAAGCCCAGCGCGCCCCGGAGTCATATCACCTACCAGTTCTTTTTCTGGCAATAGTGATGAAATAGAATCTATAACCAGAAGCGCACCATGGTTCTCAGGATCTGTCATGAGCTTGTGGGCCACTTCTAAGAAGACCTCAGCAGACAAAGGCTTATCTTCAGGGTGAATGATTTCCATTTTATTAGGATCGAGATCTCGCACTTCAAAATTCATATCTTTAATGCGTCCCTCTACATCTAAATAAATAACAGGACGACCTTCCTGTTGACAGTTAGCCGCCAACTGCATAGCGGTAGTAGTTTTACCACTCTTAGGATCACCCGTTAACATAAACCATGAGCCCTCTTTAATGCCACCACCTAGTGCGATATCTATTGCTGGACTAATTGATACAGCTTTGTAGCTCTTTTTTTCTGTCAGTATATCCATACCATTGGTAATGATATTGCCGTGCTCTTTAATGATCTTAGATAAGTAGTCAGGTGTTTTCTTTTTTGCCATCTTCTATATTCCTAATTTGTGAAAAAAGATTTTTTTGTTTTCGGGCTGCTCTAGGTTTATACTCTATTGCCTCGGGGACATCAATTACTTTTTTGTCTTTCTTAGATTGCGCTTCTACTATCTTGGATGACTTAGACACTCCCGTGTCAACAAAACGTATAATTAATACAAATTTTCCTGATTGATGCAAAAACCCCAATGAAAATACATTCTTTCCATTAGGGCTATTTAGATAGTGAAGTAGTGCCTTTTCTCCGTATTTTTTGATTAACTTAGAAGCCGCCCGTATTTGTATTTGATATTCATCTTTGTGTGACTTGCTCCAGAATTTATATTCTAAACTACCAGCATTATCACGCTCTCTTTTTCTGATGCACACCATTTCGGCAGCATATTGCGATGCGCTACACGGAGATCCCGTGGAGATACTCTTGTACTTCTGGGTGTTCTTTTTTTGTTGAGTCATTTTTAAAGATTGTATTTTGCACATTGTCTTGTGTGATTGATCTAACTGAAATTGCCTGCTCGAATTCATTATGTGGCCAAGTGTATTTAGAAACATCGTATTCTATACAGTTGTCCTTTAACAAAATCACAGTTAAAGTTTGAAATGATTGTGAATGTCCTCCGTCCATAGATTGATCTTTAGCGATCCCTCTCATAACTTTTAAACCATCAAGCCCCTTAGGGTCTTCAAAAAATACATGACGTGGCGCCCCAAACATATGTAATTCAACAACAGAAGGATACACATTATTTTCTTGACAGTGATTTTTGAGCCTTAACCATGGGTTGTCAAAGCCCGGCCTATCATAGTCACCATACACTTTCGTACCATCTGTTAACGTGATCAACCAACTAATCATAAGCTCTTCGCAGATTAGTTTTTTCATATATCCATCGACTTGGGTGCAAATCATATTAGTCCTTAATTTTATGAATTACATTGGTATATCTTTTGGGTGCGCTTACTGTTTGATTTTTTTTATTATCATCAGATGCAATAGAAGCCGCCTCTGTCATAACAGTAACACCCCTGTCTTTTTTTCTGGCAAAAAGATCATGAACCTTACCGCGATTAGGGTCGTCATTATCCTCTACATATTTTTCAATTGATGAGGTTGATCTTTCCAGTTTCTCTGCTAGGGCTTCAACACCCATAGAAAGATTCTCATCAATAAATTGTTTGTCCTTTTTAGACAAGGGTCCTTTTTTCATTATATGGTCTCCATTATAAGTCTTCGTGCGCGAGTAAAGTATAAACGGTTTCTGCTTTCAAGGTATCTATTATAGAGACTAAAAGCTTCTTTAGACACTTTTTTAAATGTAAATAATTTTCCACCTGTTCTAAGGGAGTCTATTTGGTACGGATCTAATATCTCACCGCGCCCATATTTTATATAGTATAAGCTCCCTAGAGATGATGTAACCATTTTAGCAAAAGCTTTTGTTTCTGCAACAGATTTTCCATCTTTACCTATAAAGTCTGTGGTAGTTGCTTCAGGATCAGGTAAGTTAAGATCACTTACGTCCTCGTTTTCCCATCTAGCCATTTAATTGCTCCAGTTTAGTCTTAAGCGTATTGATACACTCTGCTTCATCACTTCCCGATACATGAAACTGCGCTTTGGTAGATATGCCATATTTTTGCAAGAGGGGGTTACCCATAACTTCTGCGTCAAGAGTACCGTCACTGTTGATTTTTCTGATGTCTATCTTCATGGTGATTGTTGCGTGATGAGGGCACTGACTTCGATAAACAGTAGTTTCATCTGTTAAAGACATCTTAATCTCCTTCTTTGATCCATTTCAACTTTTGTGTTTGTGTCATAGAATTAATTTTTCTATGTGTGTCTCGTTTTTTGCGATGCTCTGGGTTATTGTTTGTCAAATTGGCATGATCCTTTTCCTGTTTTTCGTAAGTCCCCATGTTGCGAGTATTTTTTTCTGCGAGCTGTCCAATAGTATTGGATTCCCCTCTCACAAACACGGCGGGAGGATTAATAAAGACCTTTATTAAGGTATCTTCGTTACAGTGGGGACACTGATGAACAGCTGGATCATTGATATCTTGACGTATTTCTGTATAGTATGCACATGGAGCGCATTCAAAATCATAAAGAGGCATAATTTAACTCCAGCTATGACCAAAAGGGGGCCAAGACATTAACATTAGTAATAATACAATTTGGAATAATAAAAGACCACAAGTAACGGTCCATAACATCCATCTTTTTTTCTTGAGACGGTAATACTGAAGCTGTAATACGGACACAACCAAGGTGGTTAATACCAGCTTTATGCCCAGAAACATACCCACTCCGTGGTTCTGAATAAGCAGTTTAGATATGGGGTTTTTTTCATTTTGTAGAATTTGCTCCTGTGTCTCAACTGTCCAAAATGTGTCAATTCCAGCTATTATAGTAATAGCGCACAACATAAAATAAAACACACAATTTTTAAACATTGTGTTATCCTTATAATCTTTCTAAGATCTTAGATATTATGGTGTTTCTTATGATGTCTTCCGTGCCTAGTGTACAAATACCCACTCCATCGAGCTGGTCTAGTCTCTCTGAGCAATATGCTAAGCCTGATTGATGTTGTATCAAGTCGGTTTGATCAAGGTCTCCATTTATGGTCGCCTTAGAATCTCTGCCAATTCTTGTGATAAACATTTTAATTTGATCAAACGTAGCATTTTGCGCTTCGTCTAGAATCATAAAACTGTTATGAAAATTACGACCTCTCATATATTCTAGAGGACATAATTCAATTGTGTTAGATGATCTAAAAGAGTTGACAGTGTCTTTGGTTAAATAAAGATTCATTTCTTCGATAATTG